CTAATTAGAACTGTCCCGTCCCTAGTAATGGGTCACGACCGGCTAAGCCTCAGCCATTTATCCACACGGGTGGTGAACATAAATAACCGTACGTAAAGTCGTCAGCGCCGCAGAGAGTAACATTTGCCCCAGTAAGATCACTGGTTGTCCACGTTCGAACATCGGTTACTGGCTCTACGAAGCCAAATCCATCAGCAGTCACTAAACGCAGACCAACTGTGGAATAATAAGGTATCTCTACTTCGATACCAGGGTAGACATAAGTCCCAAAAGCTACGCCATCCCCTGCGTAAGGACTAGCAGCATTAGTAGTGGCTGCTAAGCCAAAACCATTTCCTGAGAATCCCATTATCTTCAAACGTCTACCACCTCGCCAATATTTGAAGATCTTCGACCAAGCATGAAAAGAATCTCGCACTGAAGGGTCGGGTAAGGCACTAACGCCAGTATGGGAACAAAACCTATGCCATAATGAATTACATGTTGTTATTCTTTCTGGAGAAACGTAATACATCTCAATGGATTGAGTAGTATCACCTATTATGGGACTAAAAGGCGCAGAAAACACTCCAATGACATCGGCTTGGGCCTCAATGTCAGATTCATATATCCATGAATCGTCGGAATATTCACCAGAAAATACCTCTCCAGCAATATCAGAATAATGAGGTGATGTATATTGCATAAGTTGCATATCTTCTCCAGCCGCTCTCCAAACCAACATATAAACTGCAGGGACATTAGCAGCGTCTATACTAACTATATTACTTATCAACTGTACATGTACCTTAGGATAATCACTCGCAGTAATAACTTCTCTATATGGCGTTATCCACAAATAAGGGACTGAAAAGGAAACATCAGTATCCCCTTTGACATCAACTACTTTAGAGACAATATCACCTGAGTCTATAAGGCCATCTTCTGTCGTATCATCATAGGTTACGGATATACGAAAGCGAGCTGATATCATTGGTGACGTGAAAAACTGTATATGATATTTGATACTACCTCTCCAATACCGGAACATATTGGCCACAAAACCTAAGTAATCTGGCTGAGTTGTTCCGGGTGGAATAGGTATAGCACTAGTATTATAAGTCTTGACAACAGTATTATCAAATGCAGTAAAGTCATGCAACATGGGCGTGCATATGACTCTGTTCAATGGAACAATATTGTCAGGATTACCTACTATGTACCCTTCTGTAGATACTTTAGGACTAGGATCTATCGATAGGGGCTGACAGTAATCCAAACCATCACCGTTAGCCATCCCCCTACTTATCTGTGGTATCATAGGAGTATTGGCTGCTACACTATTGGGCTTATCAAAAGCTCCAACTAAACTAATGAGTTCTGTAACGGCGGGAGCGATCTTAAAGACCGTCTTAACAGTATCCTTAACCGTTTTAACTCCTTTTTCTAACGCTTTAAGCGATTTTTCTACAACCTCAGCCTGAGCTTCTATATTCTCTATATAACCAGCCGTTTGAACATTCTTCAATCTAGCAAAAACCTGCACCCTCAAGGTATCAGGAGCTGTTTCTACTGAATTAGAATAGTATATACCATCCAGAAATACTTGTGCTATCTCTGATTGGTTTAACTGGGTGGAATAATAAAGATATGGGCTAAGCCATGGTAAAGTAAAAGTCAAAGCATCTTGTTTGGCTAAAGACATGATCATTGGATTATTTCCTGATCTTTGTCTTATTCCCGTGGAGTGAGAACCAGTGAAATGATTAGGTAACCATGACACCATTAATGCTCCATACGAAACAGGAGTGGTATTTATACGTACTTCTACTTCTACTTCTGCTCGAACCCATTTAAAATAGGAATAAGCTGATTGTAAATAAGGTTGAAGAACACCAGGAAAATTGAGAGCTGCCGTAAAGGGCATCCCTCTGGTCCAAGTTAAATCCGCTACACGATAGGTACGAGACATTATATGAGTAGGTGTTTGTTCCGGGTACGGATTAACAAACTTATTCAAAAGACTCATATTGTTGTCTGTAACATCATGAACGTTAACCTGCTCTGCTTCCTGATATTCTGTAAGCTCCGATCTGTGGATCGGTATAGATACGTTGCCACTAAGCAACGTTGGTTCTTCTGAGAGAACTTGACTAGTTTTAACTAAACTTTCTGAAGTGCTAATCTAGAGATAAGTGGAGCACCATCCATCATATCTATTATAGGCATTGCATCTGGGTAAGAAGCGTTCCTTTCACTGCCGTGAAAGTCCGTAATCCAATCTTGCCTGGGCCTGATCCGCTTGCCTAACACGGGGCCCCATTTTGTATTTGTTTACCATTTAGACCAAACAGCTAAGTTAGCATGACTGCCAACACTGTTTAATTTAACGGCGACTTGAGCTTCATTCTTTGTCATATTAATCACGGGTAAGCCTAAGGCCTTCAACCTGGAATTAATAGCATACTTACGACTATGAAATTGCTGTGAATCCCAATTAGACGCCTCCAACAAACAAGAGACGGCTGTAGCTAACAATACTGATTCCTTAGTATTGCCTGAACCTTTCTTCGGTTTTGAATACCACAAAATCATGTTATCCAAAGTTTCCAACGAAAGTGGAGCCAACATTTTACCATCCTCTAGCCTAAAAGATCTGGCTAAGAACTGAACTTCATCAATGGTAACATATGGTTCTTTAACTTCTCCTTTTGAGGAACTGGTACAGATCATACCAGCATATTTTTTGTAGGCTTCTGAAAGTGATAACATATTAAATTCGGGCGTATCATCATCAACAGCTCCTACACCATCATCTCCATAATTTCCGGAGACGACGTGCTCATCATAAGTTCCACGTTTCTTTCTTTCAACTATTTGATCATAGGCGAAACGATAAAACCAAGAATGGAAAAGAGTATTTATTATACTCGTAAGATAGTCGCCAGAAATTAATCCTTTCAAAAACCGCGTTATACCCTCTGGTGACACTATGTATGCGTGAGGTATCGATCGAATAATATTTTCGATAACTCGAAGTTGAAACTGAGCTAAGGGTCCATCTCCAAGCCATTTCTTGTACATGAGCTTGAAAAATAGAGCTATATAAAGAAAACCCCACAAACACACAGATCCATCATTACCCGAAATATCAACGGCAATGATGTTCTTCAAAGAGACGTCAGCCATTCTGGCAAAAAGTTTGAGCCAATCAAACCCGTGAGGGTTAATGCCAACAAGAAAATCAGTCTCTATACAATGGTTCTCTAATACTGCTACTAAGGCTCCAACGAACATCCTAGAAACTATTAATCTAACAATTACTCCTGCAAAGAATATCCTTGTTTTCCCCAATCTTACTCGTTCATCATCTCTAAGTTCATCTTTCAAACATTCCGCGGCAAGGAGCGCGCATCGTTTGGAGGTCAGTACGCGCGCTACGTCGACCTGACGAAATGGACGACGTCCTTCGAACGCACCGCTGGCTTTACCGA